AGGACCCCTCTCGTTAACAGTGTAAGTGGTGCCAGCGCTAACAGGTCCACCAGTTGCCCTGCCAGCACCGCCTTGTGAACCCTGAGGTTGATTTGCGAGGGCGGCGTTGAGCTCATTCTGCGCCTGAGCCAGTGCACGGACACCGTTCGCCGCATTAAACGAGTTCCTGGCCAAGTTGCCAGTTTGCGTGGCCATTTTTCCAGTCGCGGTAGCGTTTTCTTGTGTGATTTTAAGAAGTTCTTTGAGCTCTTCTTCTTCCTCCTTCAGGGCTGCAATCCTCTTGCCTTGCAGTTCCTTCCATACCTCATACGCTTCTTTTAGCACTTTTATTTCTTGTTCGGCTTTTTTGTTGATATAATTAATCTCGTCCTCAATAGCTTTTATCCTATTCTCAGCAACGCGTCGCTTGGCCTCCTCTACGATTCTTAGCGCCTCTGCGTCTAGTTCATACTTTTTGAGAAGGGCCTTTTCCTCTTCGGACAGATTCTCTACTTTATCCTCTAAAAGCTCATCTTCCTTCTTCTTTTGTTCTTCAATTTCCCTTAGTCTCCTTTCTTGCGATACCCGTTCTTGGTTTGCTAAGCGGTTTAATTGCTCTTCTTTTTTCTCAGCGGCTTCTTTCTCTTTTTCTATTCTTTTTTCGATATTTCTCTGAATAGCTTCGGCCCTTCTCTGAGCTCTTTCAGCTTGCTCGTCGAGCTGTTCTATCACATCTTCGTGAGCTGTTTTCTCCGCTTCAGCAAGGTCGTTAATCTGATCGATGTAATTGTCAAAGTTGTTCTCAGCTTCAGTAGCCTCATCTTGCAGTCCTTGTATGTTTGCATCAATCAGGGATTGTTGCGTCTCTCTTACTCTGTCTATTTGTGCAATTTGATCTTCGTACCTTTGTCTTTGGGCCTCTGCTTCGCCTTCTATTTGAGAAACTCTTTCTTCGTAATTTCTTTTGTTGGCATTAGCCACTTCCTCGAGACCCCTGACCTGAGACTCTAGACTTGCCTCGATAATATCTGATTCAGCCTCAAGGTTAGCCACTCTAGCTTGGTAACGAAGCTTCTCTGTCTCGATTTCAGCCTCTCTGCCGGCCTGTGAAGCGGCAATGTTTGCTTCAATTGCTATAAGCTCTCTTTCATAGAAAGCTGTGCGTTCGTTGAGAAGGTCTTGTTGCTCCTTGATCGCTGCTGTCTGCTCAATAATAAGCTGCTCTTTCTTTTTCTCAAATTCAACTTCAGCTTTGGCCTGAGCTGCTCTAACCTCAGCGATGGCTTTTTGACGCTTCATGTCGTCAAGTTGAGCCTGTGCGCTTAGTCTTTCCTCCTCCGAAAGCGCAACGTTGTTAGCTTGTTGTATAAGTTTTTCTTTCTTAATCTCCTTTAGTCTTTCTTCTGCTGGACTAAGCTCCTCCAGTTTTGCTATTTCTGCGTCGTAAGCATCGTTTGTTTTTAATTTTAGCAGGTCAAGTTTTGCAAACTCCGAGTCATACCTGGCCTCAATCCTTGAAATAACCCTGTCAATGCCTGCCAATTCGGCATCGCGATTAGCCTCTAAAGATATTTTCTTGCTTTCCAAGAGCAGGTCTTCTTTGTTATACTTAGCCTCAATATTAGATAATATTTCTGCGTTTAAAAACTTTTCCTTGTCTGCTGCAAGTGTTAATCCAGCCAGCTTCTTGGCCGCGAGTTGCTCTTGCTTCGTAATCTGCGCCTCGATATTGGCTTGCGACTGCTGGAAAGAGGTGGTCTCTAAGGCCAGGGTGTCTTGTAAGCCCTTCTCGATTGCATTAAACCTAGCTTCAGCGCTAGCCTTCGCCTGCTCTGCACTCTTGACAGCCGCCTCTGCTAACTCGTTCTGTTTCAGTATAAGCGAATCTATTCTTGTTTTTTCTAAGTCATAGGCCTCTTGGGCGGCAGCCTTTGATTGATTCAGAGACTCCATTTCAGCTTCAAACCTTTCTCTTTCCGCTTCCTTTCTTTTTTCGATGCGACGCTGAGCGGCCGCTGCGGCGTTTGCAGCTGCCTGAGCTTGCCTCTCCAGATTGTTGATAGCTGCCTGGGCTGCGGCTTTTTCCTGAGCGATTCTCTGATTATAGTAAGCAGTACTTGCGGCCATCTGCGCCCTGAGGGCCATTTCCTGTGACTCCAGCTGATCCATCCGCTGAGCGTGGACTCTTTCCGCTGCCGCCTTTTCCGCCTCGAGCGCCTCTACAGCAGCATCCTTCTTATTTTTTAGCTCACGCTTGGCATCCTCAAATCTTCTTTTCTCAAGACGTCTCACCTCCTCGATGCCATCTTTCTCTTCCTTCAGGGCCTCGACGGCAGCACTTTGTTTATCTTTGATAGCAGCCACCTGCTTGTCATACTCCCTTTTGATTTCTGCTGCCTCAAATTTCATCCTATTTAATGTTTTATTAATACCCGTAATTCTTGCCTCATATTTCTTTGACTTTTCTTCATCAAATACGTCACCTAAACCTTCGCCGGCATCTTCGGCCTCTCCTTTGACCCCTTCAAGCTTGTTCTTGATATCGTCTAGTTTTTTCTGGGCCGCCTCTGCTCCTTCTTTCATGCCACCCATAGCTTTCGAGACACCCCAAAGAGCGACTCCAGTCGCTACTGCAGCACCAGCAAGGATAGCCCAACCCTTAGGTCCCATTGTAGCCAATAGTGCTACCTGTGCCTTGACTTTAGCATAAATAGCAGCAACTGCAACGTAAACAGCTTTAACAAAGCTCCCAATGGCAGCCAGAATCTGAGGGCCAAACAGCCCTATCATAAGCGTGGTGGCCGTAGTGATTAATGGTAAAAAATCCTGAAAAGCCCCAATAGCCCCTGCAACCATCCCAGGAAAATTTTGCGCAACATCTGCAATTATTTCGTTTAATTTTTGAAACGGAGCAAACAGTTCAGTCCCGTACGCCTCTGCAATCTCCTTTGCGGTATTCAGGGCCGTAAGAGCAAGGTTTTGCAGGTTAGCAGTAAGTTTTGCAGTCTGACCAGACCATGTATTCTCGTACTCCTTCACAATTTCCGCGTATTTTCCTCCCTCTGCCGTAAGGCTCTTAAGAGCAGAATTTACGATTTCGAAGCTGATTTTACCTTCGGTCGCAAGCTTTTTTAGCTCGGAGACGCTTTTCCCTGTAACTTTAGACATTTCACTCCAGATGGGAATACCCTGGATGGCAAACTGCGTCAAGTCACGAGTATAGGCCTGCCCCTGAGCGGCGATCTGACCGAGGTTCCTGGCAAGGTTGTTGATATCGCCACCAGTAGCTGTAGCAACAATCGCGAGGTCCTCTGTCGCCTCGATGGCAGTTTCGGTCTCAAGACCAAAAGCCATCATAATCTTGCCAGCATTTGCGATTGAGCTTAGGTCAAACGGTGTGCCAGCTGCGATCTCAGAAAACTGCGCCAGCGCAACACCTGCTTCCTCTGCGCCACCAGTAAAAGCGGTCAGCTGGATCTGAAGGGACTCCATCTGAGAGCCAGTATCGATGACATTTTTAATGCCTCCTACAATCAGTTTAAGGCCCCCCTCGACAGCTCTAGCAGCAATATTTGCCTTAAAAAGCGATTGCTCTGTCTTCTTCCCTCCTTTTCCTGCCTCACCGCTATATTTCTTTGCTTCTCCGGTTAACTTCTTAAGGGCTGCCTCTGCTGCATTCAGAGCCTCTTTGTTCTTTTTCCATTCATTTGTTACCTTTTTGCCATCCTCTCCATATTTTTTAGTATTGTTGAGAGCCTGTCTCAAGAGGGAAACCTGAGTCTTCAGGTCCTTTGGAGTTTTTGCAAACTCCTTATTTATAGCCTGAGTGCCTAGTTGAATCTTTCTTGTCGTTTCCTCTGCCTGGTTGAGAGTTTTAACTACAAACTCACCGTTTTCAAAAATAATACCTACTTCTTTCGTTAAGGGCTTTTCAAATGCCTCTCTTGTTTTTCTTTCTGAATCCTGAGCTGCTTTGTCGTAAGCAGCAAAGAAAGCATTTACGCTTTCAACGGCTGACTTGGTGTCGACATTGACGTTGAAAGTTAGATTACTCAATGTAAAACCACTAAAGCTGGTATAGGTTTCCATGAAAAAGCCCCTGAGAGGGGGCTTTGGGGCTTTTTCCGTAAGTATCGCGGTTACGGACTTTAGGCAATAGAGGCAACAGTGGAAGTCGCTGTACCAGTGCCATCTGTAATTGTAACAGTCTCGCCGACAGAATAACCAGAACCAGCGGCAGTAATAGTAACGCCAGCTCCGGTAATCGTTCCAGATCCAGAGGTGTTGACTTCACCAGTCGCTCCGGTTCCAGAGGTTCCAGTAATTGTAACTGGCTGGTCGGTGAGATTGTTGTCAAAGGCGTCACCGTCAACGATGGCGCCCAGGGAGGCGATACCTCCAGTCAGCTAATTACCAGCGTTCTCGTCGAGCTCAACGACGTAGGCGCCGTAGCCGCTCACGGTGCACTCCCAGGACACAATGCTGGTCACTTCGTTGGACTCGGTATAGCCCATCAGAGTACCGTAGCCGTAGACAGTCTCAACAGTGCCTGTAGGGCCCACGCGGGCGATCTTCACGCGAAGACCGTCAGCCACGGTGTTCTGCTCGGTAAGGCGGAGGATCTGGTAGCCAGCATCCTTGAAGTCAGCGATGCCGCCCAGGGACATAGTCCAGGACTTGGTCGTAGCCACGGCCTGGTTGAAGCCCTTGACTTCGTCGTCATAGGTGTAGATGTCCTCAGAGCCAGTGTCGGTCTGCAGGGAGGCAGATGTCAGGCCAGTCAGACGAACAGGCTCCATGGTGCCGTCGGTAGGCTCGGCAACAGGAGTAGAGCCGATGGAGAAGATGCCGTCAGCATAGGTAACCTTTTCGTCAGCGGCGATGACAGCGGTGGTGTCGACGAAGGCGGTAGCGGAAGCATCCACACCTGTCGTCACGCCAGTGAAAGAAGTGTCAACGGATTCTGCCTTAAGGGGGATGAGATAGACGTCATACCCGAAGGCAGCAGAGAAGTTTGCCATATTAAAGAACGGACTACAGTCCGCACGAAGGTACTTCGGACCTTCTTACGGTCCGTTATCCTAGTTTGCCAAATCCTGCCTAGCCGGCATCCAGTATAGGCATATTGGATTTGATAAAGAGTTTTGTCTGAACAAGTGATCCGAGTCCATCCGATGTTGCCACTGTTTGCAGCATCTCCGACCCTCTGAAGCGCCTCAGAGCCACTTCGGCAGCGGCCTGCAGGTCTGCGCCCGTAGCGTCTCCCCAGGCCACCAGAAAGACGCTCCAGGTCGTTACTACAACAGTGCTTCCGTAATATTCTTGCAGTACGGAATTGCCTGCATCCTGGATTATACACTCAACACCATTGACATTTCTCAGTGAAGGAATATCTGCACCAGCCGTTACTACGGAAATTGCGTCGATCGGTCCCCCGCCACCTTTGAAATTGTATGTGCCTAAAAGATTCGTGAAATTACTGTCGTTTGACAGAGTTTCGTATATAACTTGTGCTGATGTGGGGAAACTCTGCGCCATGATCAAAAAAGCGACAATCTAGTGTTCCTTTCAGGTATTATAAATTAGACAAACCCACAGGAGGCTACAGTGCTGCCGAAGAATACCCCCTTCTCCCGTGGTGATGTCAATATGATTTTCTGAAATGCATTCCCTTCAGGACTACGCTCCCGTTTACGAGCGAATTTCAGACTATCTATTCAACATGACTGCACTGACAAGGCGTGAAGCCCGTCAGCAATGGCGGAACTCGATCAAAGAGGCCTGGAACAACCGCTGCGCCTACTGCGGAAAGCCTCCAATCGACGACAAATCGATCACAATCGACCATGTCCGTCCTAAATCTAAGGGCGGTGAAGACAGAACGTCCAACTGCATACCTGCTTGCGCCGAGTGCAATCAAGACAAATCAAGCCAAGACTGGGTTGCATGGTATAGAATGCAAGATTTCTATTCAATTGAAGGGGAATGGCGTATCAGGCAGTGGCTGTCTCGTGATCGAGCTCACTTCGGGGCCTTTGACGAAGAGGACGCCAAGGCCGTTGATGATTACCTGAACTCGATCGAACTTGACTGGCCTAGCTAAGGACAGCATTCTCTATCGCTACAAATTTAGTCTCTACTATCGGGACGGCAAGAGTGTAAGTCTTTCCGTCCTTGTCCCGGAAGGTTCTTATCTTTCCACTGGCCGATTCCTGGGCTATAAGCATCCCTTTCCAACTATTTCCCATTCTTACAGGATGGAGTAAGAGAGCGTCCTCTGCAAGTAAGACGGGATTGGATGGCTTATAGTCCTTATCTGCACTGGAAGCCAACTGCTTAAAGCAGAAGAACGACCAGTTTGGAAGCATGCCAATGCTATGGGCACTAAGAGCTGCAGAACCGTAAATGCGAGACGGCAAATCCTGATCGTCTTTGGGTTGATACAAACAGAACTGTGTTAAACTGTAAGGCTCTTTTTGCTTCTTGGAATCTCTGTTTATATTGGCAGTAAGAGCGGCAAGAGAGGCGATTGGCCTCTCATTCTCATAAAGGCTTCTCTGATGAGATTCGCCACCCTTCTTCACAGCCCTAAGAACATACCCATAACAAAGGTTGGGGTAGTTGTCAACAGAAAAATCCGGGTCTCCAGGGAACAACCTTTTAAGAGTCCAAAAGTAGGACTCGAAGTCTAGATCAGTGCCCTGGTTCAGTCCTTTCCCAGCTTAGGAGCAGGGTCGGTGGGAACGTCTTCATTGTCTTTAGAATTAGCAGCCACCAAGGCGTCAATACTCTTAGCTTCCTCTTGCTCGAACAGCACAGCAAGTCCTTCTACGATATCTGGGTGCAATGACATCGTGTCTTCGATTTCCCATTTTTGGTCAATTCGACTGGCGATAAGGCATGTTGCCATGGCAAACTTTCTACGTTCCTGTGCTGCATTGACGCCCTGGATTGCCATCAGCAATTCCCCCGAGTAAGGCTCTAGCCTTGGATCATTTGCGTTGGTGTCTGTAATTAGGCGGAAGACTTCAGTTGGATCAATACTGAGATCATTTCCAATCTTAACAGCAAGGCTAAAAAGAGTGCTCTGAGAATCGTCTTCCTGATCGAAAACCTGAGTCCAAGCTTTTTCTGCTACAGAAAGATAACCTCGGCGCTCAATTTCAATTGTTCCGCTAAACTCGTTGCCGATTGTCTCTACGATAGGGGCCAACTTAGGCTTGACAACGAAAGGAAGGGAGCGATTTTTGCGAGCCATTCTAAGGTTTAAGCTTACATATGATACCGACCGTAAAAGAAGATGTTGTATTACATGTTAGACCAAGCTTTGTTGACAGCAGAATCCACAAAATCAAGAACTTTAAATGGTTCTATGCCATTAGAGCCAGTTAACATCGAGGAAATCCACGGCCTTGCTGGTATGACGAAGGTGTCGCCGTTTGTCCTGCCGTAAGGTCGAATGATTCCGCCGTAATGAGTTATATTTGCATACGGGGCTGTATATGTAATCGTAATAGTCCTATCTGTATTGGTTATATCGCAGCTATCTCTCAAATTTGTAGTGTCAATAATATCCCTTGGGGCTTTTACTTCTGAAGTATTTTTTCTTATAGTAACATTTGGCCAGCCCCAGACAGACTGGGCCATCGCCTCATTTAGGGCCGGTAGTATTTTCGCACTTGCCTCGGCTACCCCAGCAGTAATTCCGCCTGATAAGGCACTAGAAGCTGCCTTCTTCGTCTCTTTGGCGCCCTCAGGCTTAACGCTAACGGCGGGCTGCTTTAACCTTGAGCCAACGACAAAACTTTTGAACCCAGAAAACTCTTTCATGTTTTAGTTTTGCAATTCCGCGCCTGTCAATTGCAGCTCAACACCACCAATCTCTTTGTAAATAATTTCATCGATACCTTGGCCGCCGAAGATACCACTAGAACGCTGAATCTTTGAGCCATACATGATTGGATCTTGTCCAAACCTGAACGTGGTTTCAGTACCCGTAGCCATCCAGGAGTACTGGGTGATCACCTGCTGAAAAACCAGTCCGGTTTCGTCGGACGTCTCTAAATCCCAATCAGCGGGGACCGTCGTCCACTCTAGTGCGTACCCGCGATAATAAAACTGATCACCCGAAGCGCCAGGCATCATCTCACCATCAAGCTGGCTTTCGATCGGGACCATTTTAGATCCAGAGCTCACGCCGCTGTACTGAGCTCTCTTCATGAAGCTCTTAATTAAGTATGAATCACCGGGAGCAGAGACCAGCCTTCCATTTACAACCGAGACCGTACCCTGACTAGGCACCAGGACACGACTGTTGATATACGGGGCCAGCGGGCTCGCCATAACGCCTTACTAAGTCCCTCTAGTCTTCCAGTCCCAGCTTCCCTCCTTCGTCGGCAACCTTACTCGCTGCGCTCGTTGCGGCAGAAACGACAAGAAGACAGTTTACCTGTAACATACTTGCTGTAAGCCTTGTTCATCTGAACCTCTGCACCGCATTGGCATTCCACGGTAACGGTTTCGGCATTTGCCATGGACCGCATGAGCGCCCCGATGGGGCCTTCTTGCATTTCTGGATGCATCATGTTACACTGTAAGCAGTTGAAACCCAGTATTCCAAAGTGGCTTTTAAGATTGATCTTGACATATTGACAGATGACTGGATAATGGTGCCTGGATACGTCCCAGAAGGCCTTAGAAGGGACATAATAGACCACGAGGGTATAGATGACCCAAGGCGCATTAAGACGCCCTTAGAGCTCGGCCTCAAACCCCCCGCTCCACTAGTACCTTAACCTCTTCCTGGAGCTCTTCAAGGGCTTGGTCAATGCGTTGTAGTTGCTGGTAAGCACTCCAGCTACCTGCAAGTAACGAAAGCATGACCGCATAGGCGATTTCTTTTGGTATTACTACACCCTGCTGCTTCTTTCTTCGGCCCTTAGCCACGCCTTAAACACTCCAAATACTCCTGGTGGATGATATTTTCGGAAATATTAGCTGATCTTGCAATTTGGCGTGTGTTTCTGCACTCAATAATGATCTCAGCGCCTGTTTTGACTTGTGAAGTAAACAGTGAAAGCGCTAGTAAGAAGTTCATGACCTCATCAGGGGCGTAGACCCGTAGTAATTCATACCAAGATAGCCGCCAAGACAAGAGCAGAAGCTCATGATCTGCCTTACATCATCCTCGACCTTGCTCTTTTCCTTACCAGGGCCACTCATTCCACCGTTAACAACCTCCCACTCCAGTACATCAGCCTTCACCAATACCTTCCCTTCAACGTCTGCAAGGTCCTGCGTGCTCTGTGCATCGTCCGCAGTATCCCAAGCATCCAGTAGGGCAACTAGGTCCGTTGCAGCTGCCACAGACATGTCCTCCAGCTGCGACATACAGTTACCCACGCAATCCAGCGTGTAGGAGCCGAAGGGCAAATTCAGTACCTTAATTACGCGATAATCATCGCCTTCAGAATATACTCCGCTGGTATCGAGGGCCATGACTGATAAACTGGAATCAAATTAGTCTTCCCATGCTCGATCTCCTGAAGTACGACGAAAACTCGCCGACGGGACTGGTATGGTCTGACGCCTCAACGCACGGCAAAAGACCTCCAGGAGCTATTGCAGGGACCCTTAAGCCCAATGGGTACTACTCTGTATGCCTAAGACCCAAGCAGCGCCTGTGTCACCGCATAGTATGGGAACTCCATTACGGAGAGATCCCTGATGGCATGTCTATCGATCATATCGACAGAGACAGAGGCAACAACAGGATCGAAAACCTTAGGCTGTCCACTCCATACAAGCAACAGCGCAATCGAAAAAGAAAGCACCTGCCCTACGTGTCTAAAGAAGGTAATCGATTCAAGTCAAACTTCTGGCTCAATAAGGACTACCACTACTGCGGATGCTATGCAACAGAGTTCGAAGCTCACATAACAGCACTGGCAAGACGCCTGGAACTTCACTGGTTACCTTAGCCCTGACCCCTTGGGTAAATCATTCCAGTAATAGGCCTTGTAGAACCACCACCGCCACTGCCGGTATACTCAAGCTCACCCCCTAATGGAAGTACAATGGGCACATTGGCTGGGGCAAAAAGTAGACTACTCAGAGAAAAACTTTGTTCGCCAATAGCCTCTGCACCGATCCTTGAATCGGCCCCATGAAGCGCGTCAGAAAGTAACCCAATGTGATTACCTACTGAGTCGGACGTACCCCAAGCAGGAGCACTAGGAATAGGTGAAGTCCAAGCCATAATTAACTAGTAGGACAAAGAATACCAACAGTTTCATAGCCAAAAGAAATCAGTTGGCCTGAAATACCATTCTGGCTGACTGGTACATAATAACCAAACCTGCCAGAAGTATCTCTGCCGCTAAATACGTTCCTGTTAGCAGTACGCCAAGATGCTTGCGTAAGTACACCGCTGATAATACCGTTAGGGCTTTTCGCAATTAAGTTAAACTCTTCCCAACCATTGGAGACAATTGCCAGTTCTGGATCAGTGTCTTCAGGACCAATAGAACTAGTCCAACTATCCCTGATGGTGTCATAAGCAAATCCCAATTCGTTACAAGTTATTACCCAGTTACCATCAGTATCAACCCCAGCAAAAATACCACCCGAATCTGCAGTACCAGAACCATGATTGATCCCAATAGCAATAAATTCCTTACCGTCCTCTACGTCATAAGCAACTAAAACCTGCTTATCATAACCACTGTCCCCAATAAAAGTAGTAGCAGTATAATAACCAGGTGTATTACCAAAGGTACCATACCCAAAATTACTGGTATTATCAGTATACTCATTACAAGCTGCAACAGTAACAGACGTTTCTGTACCATATAACCCTAAATGAGGTTGAGTAGTGCCAACAGGTACGCTAATAACACTACTGGGAAAACTGTAAACAAAACCATTATTAGTACCACTATTTGTACTGCTGTTCTGATCCTTTACCTTTACAGGCGCCATCCCACTAGCAATAATACTGGCATTCGTACTGATATTAGCAACCCAAGTATCAATTAAACCTACAATAGAACCAATAGGACCACTGGTACTCTGGTCACTCCACGGTAAAGTTGCATCATCAAATACCTGATAACTAGCAACAACCGCCACAACATCACCTTGAATCTCAATTAGTTTACCATTGGTAAAATAACCCGTCACTGACTGCATTTACCTGGTATAATGAAGACACAAAGATCCAGGTTCATGCTCCAATCCGGCCTCGCATTATTATTGGCCGTTAGATGCCAACAAAAAGAAGCTACACTTCAATTACTTAATCGCATCTATCACAGTACAACCGAAAAAGACTCCAAAACTCTCATGAATCGTGTTATCTATTTGATGACACCTAAAGAAAGAGATTGGCTTAAATCCTTAGCTTGAAGATATTCGACGGCTTTTGATAGCATTGACACGTCATCCTTAAACATTCCAAGTCCATGATTGCATTGCTGACAGAGCAGACCACGCACTTTTCCTGTTTTGTGGTCATGGTCAACATGTAGGCGTGCCTTTGGTGCGTCTTTTTCATGCACTCCACAGATTTGACACTGGTAGCCAGCAGCCTCCTCAAGGGCTTTTACTGCCTCCTCGGTCAATCCATACCTTTTAGCCCTTTCCCTGCCCTTGTAAGTCTCACTCTGAACGTATGTGCGCCGTTCCTGGTTGCGTGTCAACCTGCACTTAGTCGAGCAGAATTTGTTCCCGTTGTGCTCGTACTTAAATACCGTACCACACACCGAGCATTGCTTATGCCCTACAGGTAGTCCGAGTGAATCCGCCCTGGCTTTCGCCTTGAGCATATTGCCGTAGTCCGTACAGCACTTGTCCGAACAGAACTTGCGTTGGCGACCTGTCAGTTCCTTGCCGCACTGTATACAATCCATTGTAATCCTGTTTCTAATTTCAGTTTACCAGCATTGCGCAATTCAAAACAGGAATGGATATCAGAAAAGTTATGAGATTTTCTGGCGGGTCGGCCTATACCCTTCCGTATCGTGATCGGGGGCGGGGGGTTAATAATGATTCGTATCGCCGACCGACCATGCATACGTATTAGGATCGAGTGAGTGATCATGATCATGATTCGTATCAGGCATGTATACGTATCAGCATCGAGTGAGTGATCATGATTCGTATCAAATGCAATAGCGATCATGATTCGTATCAGAGGCAATAGCGATCAGGAATCGTATCAGTTAGAGTATTGAGGGTTAATTGTTATTAGTAATTGAGTTGTATCTGTGATTAGGTTTCGATTGTATTATCCAGCCAATGTTAATTGTATTTGTATTGTTATGCTTGGCGTTTCTTATTAGTTTATGATTAATATATATTACATGTTTATTGTATAATATTTAGAACAACCTGAAGTCCTATTGGGTTTGTGTTCTTAATACGTTCACTATCTGTTCAGCCGCTATTAGTAATAGGTACCTATTAAGGTTGTGTTTGTATTATGAATCGAACTGCATACAGTGCTGCTAGCTATTAGTAATAGGATGTCAATATGATTAGTATTAGTATTATATACTTATTATAATTAGATTATTAATAATAATACATTCCCTCCTCAGTATTGATAATAAGTATTAACACCCTATTTGTTATGATTACTAATAGATACTAATCCCATACAGTTGCATATAGATATACAAAACAATATCATAATAAAAGCATAACTAATTCAATGCAAATAACTATCGCTTACTAATACTAATTACATATTAATTCTAACGTTATTACTAATACTCACCTGTTTGCTATCTGTAATAATATCTAAGCACATGCTATCTATTAATAATAAACAATACATGCTATCTATTAATAATAAACAATACATGCTATCTATTACTATTAAACAATATCCCTTGTCTTTTAATAACAACTAAAAAATAATAAAATAATAGAAATAATCTAATAATAAAATTGGGTTTGTATTGGTAATATCGGAAAATAAAATTAGGTTTTTATTACTAATTGCGCCGTACATCCAACGTAATTACTACTCTTTCTAATCCTATCTTCTAAGCCTCCAGAACCCCCCTAACTTATATTAGACGATAATAACATCACAAACGTACTTTGAGCGCTATTACAGAGGCATACAGAGTACGATTAGAGGACGTTAGTAATAAGAATGCAATCGAGATTGAATTGTATTGTTAAATCCCTGCTGATTCCTTCGGAATTACTTTTACTTTGTAAAACTGATTCGTTCGTATTTCTAAACTCTTGCTGTTCGTTTCTGTCCGACTTAGCAATCTGAATAGAATGAAGATTGGTCAGTGAAGCAATCTGAATGTAAAATAAAATCGATTCCTATTTTTAACAATCTAAACATTGAATCTCATTCTTATTAATAATCGGATTTAATCCGACTTTTTTCCCTATTAATAATGTTATTATGTGTTATAGTATTAATATATAA